CCAGCCGCAGGCGCAGCTTCCCCACGTCCTGCGCAATCAGCGTGGTGCAGGAGAAGACAGCCGCGTATGACATGGCTGTCTGACCTGTGACTAGTTCATCGTTCTTCTGCCACGCACCAGGATAGTGGTCACGGACAATGACAGGGAACCATCCGCCACTGCCCGTGCCCCGTGTCACGGGCACGGCAGCTGCCGCAGCAGTAGCAGCCGCACGTGTCCGTGACAGTTCCATGCCGAACAGGCGCATGCGTTATGCCTGCGCTGTGCGGCGTCCGGCCTGCGGCGTTTCAGCCTGCGCTTCCACACCTGACGGCGCTGGGTAAGCAGCGGCTGTCAGGTACTTCACGGCATTGGCGTTTGCACGCTTCCAGTTCACGAACCGCTCGGCGCGCAGACCTACGCAATTGTTTTGCCACAGGGACACCAGCACGGTGGTGGCGTCTGCCGGTGACATGGGTGCGCTGTCCATCTGAATGCTCGCCTCGCGGCTGGCGTCGATGGTGACGCCACCATCATCCGCATACAGGATCAGTTCCGGCTGCAGCGCGATGACTAGTGCCTGCGCTGCCATGCTGGTAATGAAGTTCAGACCCTTATATGTGCCACCTTCCAGACCCACACCAGGGAACACCGGACTGCCATCCAGGTTCGTCCTGAAGGACAGCGACAGCGCATTGGTGGGTGACAGGATGATATTGACGCCACCCACGGGAATGTTATTGCTGGCGAAGTGGCCAATCAGCGCCATGATGTCAGCCAGTGGATTGGCTGTGGCCGCTGCGGTCGGCGCACCATTGGTGATGCTGGCCGGATTCACACCAGCCACGGCAGCCACTGCCGGATCAATGAACTGCTGATCCAGGAACTGCGCAATGCCTGCCACCATGTCCTTCCGCACCAGTGCTTCTGCGGATGGATTGGACAGCCGCACCAGTTCTTCCGTCAGCACAATGATGCCAGCGGCCTTGCTGACGGTCAGTGCTTCTGAACTGAAGGCCAGCTTTGAGACTGGCTTCGGCTTTGTTTCTCCGACCCAGGAATATGTACCACCAGCTGTCTGACTGGGCACCTTGGTATTGAACGGCACCTGCCGCAGTCCACTGATCTTGCCCAGGATGGTGGCTGGCCGCAGCAGTTCCAGGAAGTCATCAGCGATGTTCTGATTGATCAGCGGCGCTGCCCACGTGGCATCGGTGGTGGTGCCTGCGGCAATGGCTGCCTTCAGGTTCAGCGCCACTTCAGGCGTGCTGTCATTCCACCGCTTGGCGTACTCGGCTGCTTCCCACAGATTGCCATTGCAGACCAGTTTGGCGCACGCCATGCGGATGAACGCCGTACCCTTCGGGATCAGTGACTTGACCTGCACCACAGGTGTCTGCGGCTGCAGCTGCGGCACCACCACTGGACGTGCGGCGCTGGCGTTCAGTGCTTCCATCTCGCGCAGCCGGGTGATGTGTCCGTCCAGTGACTTCACTTCCGCACTGTGTCCGTCATACACCTTGGTCTCGTCCGCTGACAGCGTGGTGCCTGCGTCACTCGACTTGGCCATCAGATCCTGCATGGACGTGATGACGGCGGCACGCTTGGCTTCATGCTGCGTGATCTGTTCTGCGTATGTCTGATTCATGGGTGGCGTGTTCCTGACACGCACGGTCGGCAGGTCCGCAGCGCCGGACTGGTCATGGCTTAACGCAGCCGATTTGATATTGGTGATGGTGGCCTGCACGTTCATCGGGATGGTGACGGCTGACAGTTCAGCCCATACCCACCGCTTGATATGCAGTCCACCGGACTTGATAGGTGCAGCTTCCAGTGGTGACCAGCCGACAGACAGACCACGCACCAGCCGTGACTTCACGGACTGCCACGCTTCATCCAGTCTGTCCTTCAGCGTCCCAGGTTCAGTGACCTGCGCGAACTTGGCCGTGATGTGGATACCGTCAGGCATCACCCGTGCGGCAGTGACTTCACCCACCGGCTGCGCCTGCTGGTGCTGCCACAGCAGTGGCATGGGTAGCGTGAACTGTGCGCCACCGGGTTCCATCACGTCACCACGCCGGTCAGTGGCTGGCGTGGATGCAATGCCTTCAATGACACGCTGGTCAGCGTCGAAGGACTTGATGTCTAGAACGGCGTAAGCACGATCCAGCATGTGGTGTGCTGGACACTGTGCGCCGGGTTCAGCGGGAAGGCGACTTTAAGGTTCTAAAGTCCAAAGCAGAGCGGACCAGCGCAGGCAGAGACTGCTTCTGCTGCAGTGCCTGCCGTGCCAGTGCGTCATACCTGCGTGACGGCAGCCGGATGGTGACGCACACGCTGCGGTCAGTGGCGTCTATGGGTGGTCTGCCGATGCGCTTCTTCATCACGGATGGCTGCCAAAGATGAACGCCTGATATGCCTTTGGCGCTGGTGCGGTCTGCCGTTCCATCCGGTCCACGGCCATGACCAGTGCGGCCACCGTGTCTATGCGTGCGGTACTCAGCTTCTTCGATGGCTTGATATTCCCGGCGCTGTCAGTCTCCACGGCCACGTTCCCCACGTGGTGCCGCAGCACCGGGTGACCGTCATGGTGCAGCGTGCCACCCAGCACGGCACGTTCCACGGACTTGGTGGGTGCGGATAGATTAGCGAATCCCTGACGGATAGGCACGCACGTGAAGCCGTCCTGGTCCTTCAGCCGCGTCACCAAGTCCGTAGCATTCCACGGGTCATACGCCACATCCTTCACGTCACTGTCTTCTGCCCACGTGTTCAGTTCCGCACGCACCCGTTCATAGTCCACGATGCTGCCGTCTGTGATGATCAGGTGTCCTTCATCACGCCATTGTTCATACGGCAAACGGTCACGCAGTCCACGTTCACGCAGTCTGTCTCCAGGTAGGAAGGCAGCCACACGCACGCTGAAGCCAGTGCCGTCAGCGTCAGGATAGACAGCCACCATGGCGGTGATGTCTGTGGTGGTGGACAAGTCTAGACCCACGTAGCAGGGACCAGACCACAGACGTGGCCGCTGACGGCAGGCGTCCCACGCTTCCACGGGTATCCAGCGTGATGCCTGCTCAGTCCACTGATTCAGGTACAGCCTGCGAAAGACGTTTTCCTGTGCAGGTATCTCCTGCGCACGGGCAGCCATGGTGCGCATTTCATCAATACTGCGGAAGTCACCCAGTGCGGGATTGCAGCTGCGCCAGACCTTTTCACTGCGCCAGTCAGCATCAGCGGCAGCTTCAAAGATGACCGGCAGGAAGGATGGATCCAGTGCCGGGTTCTGCAGCACGTTCTTCGCGTGTGCGTACAGTTCCCACAGGATGCTGTGACGGTCATAGCCAGCGGTGCTGATGGCAATGACCAGCGGCTGCGCACGTGCGCCAGTGGATGACGCCAGCACGTCCCACAGTTCACGGCTGGGTGCCGCATGCAGTTCATCGTAGATGACGCGGCTGGCGTTGAAGCCGTGCTTTGAATAGGCTTCTGCGCTGATGGCTCTGTAGATACTGCCGGACTTGCGGTGGACTATGCGCTTCTGGCTGTCCAGAATTTCACACTGCGCCAGTAGTTCACTGTCATTCCTGATCATCTGCGCAGCCACATTGAAGACCAGCGCCGCTTGGTCTTTGTCCGCTGCCGCACTGTAGACTTCTGCGCCTGCTTCCTGGTCGAACAGCAGACCATCCAGCGCCAGTGCTGCGGCAATCTCTGTCTTGCCATTCTTCCTTGGCATCATCAGCAGCATGGTGCGGTACACACGCCTGCCGCTGCGGTCAGTCTTGAACAGTGGCCGGATGATCTGCTTCTCCTGCCATGGCCGCAGCTGGAAGGACTGGCCAGCGAACGGACCCTTGGTGTGGGTCAGCCTGTTGATGATGGCGACTTTGCGTTCAGCGTGTGTCACGTGTCCACTGACACGGCAGGGAAGTCAGCCAGTGGGGAAACTGGCCTGATAAGTCTACTTTGTCAGCGCCGTCTTCCGCTTCAGCACCATGCCGTATTCATTGGGTCCGTTAGGCAGCTGCACGCCACGGCGCAGCACCAGCTTCTGCCGGAACTGCCGGTAGTTCACGTGATGGTGCCAGCGGCCAAAACGCCAGACCAGCCGTGCGCAGTCAGGGTGCAGCTGCACCACCATCTGCGACTTCGGCAGCGTGCCTTCCTGCAGATAGAAGTCAGACGTATTGCCACCCATCACCACCTGCGTGCGCACCTTGTCCTGCAGGAAGGCATTGAACAGCACCGTGACCCAGCCTGCCTTCAGCATGCGCAGTGACAGGTCCGTGTCTTCGTTGTACCTGCCACGCCAGCGGTATGGCACGTCATTCCGTATCAGATTGCAGCTGTAGATCCGTGTGTTCAGCCTGAAGGGTGGGTGGGCAATCTTGCGTGGTGTCAGTGATTCGTAGTTCGGACCAGCCATGCTGACGTTGGCATACCGCAGGCAGAAGTCTTCCATGGCACGCAGCGTGGCACCATCCGTGACCCACGCTTTGACGTTCTGGTTCAGTCTGTAGAAGTGGTAGATATTGTCATCCATCACCCAGTGCCACGGCGCACCAGCGGCAGTGGCGTGGTCCCATGCAAAGTTCCGTGCGGCACCTGGTCCACGTGACTTGCTGTCTCCCAGGTCATCGCAGGTGTCATATCGCTGCTGATACTCAGACGGCAGCACCAGCAGCCGTGACTGGTCACAGTCCATGGCATACAGGTCACGTTCCTGTTCTTCCACAATCACCTGATACGGCGTGCGCATGGCATCCAGCGCACGGATGGTGAGTCTGCGCCGGAAGTCATGCCTACCCTTGCTGACAATGTAGACAGGGAACCGTGGCTGCATCATTGGGTATGTCAACAAAGACCAGACGCGGCACGCATTACCGTGACATCACTGTTGGTCTGACCGCTGCGCAATATGCCTACCTGCAGGCGGAAGCGGTGGCACGCACCACCAGCATTGCGCAGCTGGTGCGGGAAATACTGACGGAGTACCTGCCACCGCTGATGGACGCACCAGCCACGCCACGACGCCGGGTGCGTTAACTGCCAGCGTCTTCCGTGTGGTCATAAAAGACCGGCACTGGATGGTTCAGCAGTCCGTCTGCGTCACGTGGCCACCACATACCGTGCGCCTTGTCCGGCAGCGGACCCACCAGCGCACTGAAGGCATCAACAGCCGCTTGGTCACGGAAGTGGATGGTCAGCGTGCGGAAGCCATTGGCGTCCGGCTGGCGGAAGTCCGGCATACCGGACCAGTCACCATCAGACGTAGTGCCCAGCAGCACTGCTTCTTCCTGCTCGGTGAAGAACGGCTGCAGCGGCAGGTCAGCGTCTGCGTCTGCACGCAGCTGGTCCACGTCCCACTCGGCCAGTTCCGCTGACCGATTGTCATAGATGGCCAGCGCACGCTTCTGTTCTGCGCTCAGATTGCTACGCCGCACGGCAATGATGGTGCTGCCGTCAGCGTCCACCACCTGCACCTTCTGCATGCCTGCGGCAGCCGCTGCTTCCACCACGCCGTTCCCTGCCAGGACTTCACCGTGTTCATCAATCACGATGGACCGGGCAGCACCCACGTCACGCAGTGCGTCCGTCAACATCTCCACATTGCGTGGCGTGCGCTTGCGCCTGTTGGCCGGATCTGGCGTCAGGTCTTCCAGGTTCATGGCCGTGCCTTCCGTGCGCACCAGTGCGCCAGTGCTTTGTCAATGGCGTTCCGATAGCCAAAGTCCACCAGGAAGGTGAAGCCTGCACGTTCCAGATAGTTCATGGCCAGTGCTTCACGCCATGACACCTGCAGGTTAATCAGTGCGGCTGTCTCCTGCCACTGATACGTCATAGCAGTCCTGCCCACTTGGACTTCTGCGGCGCTTCCATCTGCGGCAGCGTGGACATGCGTGACCGGCCACTTGGTGTCAGGCCGAGTTCGGTCCACAGGTGACGGCAGTGGGTCAGCGCACGGTCAGACACCTTCAGGTATGGATTCACGGCAGGCACACCAGTGTGCAGCTTCACCACCATGCCCAGTGTGTGAATGCGGTGCTGCGCTTCCAGATAGCGTGACCACTGCTGGCACAGCGCAATCAGTGCCCCACGTTCCACGTGGCTGATGATCCCGCAGGTGCGCAGGATAGGCACCACACGTGCCCATTCCGTGATGGCACGGCTGTCTTCTCGTAGTTCTGGTGGTGGTTCATCAAAGTCCGCAGACACTGGTGGCAGCTGCGGTTCGTCTTTGCGTGGTGCCTTCAGCTTCCCACGCAGCACCTTCATGCGTGTGGGTGCCGGACGCCTGCCGCTGTTCCAATTACCGGCCATAGCGTCCACCAGTCCGCACGGCCACCCTGTCCCGTGACTCTGCGCAGGTGGACCAGTGAACGGCGCTGAAGTCCACCACGCTGACAAAGGTGCCGTCAGTGCGTTCATAGACACGCTGGATCAGCACGGGCAAGGTCAGCGGCACCTTCTTCCCCTTCAGCGTGGTCACCCATTCCACGTTCTTCCGGCATGTCTCTGCACGGCAAACGCCGTATGCCGGTGGCGTGGAACGGATGACCGCAATGGCGTTGCAGTCCGTGTCTTCCTTCATGGTTCACCATCCTTCACAAACGTCACCCTGCCAGCTTCACCGATGATAGTCACCTTTGCCAGCAGCGTGATGCGCACCTGCGTCAGTTCACCCACGTGCGCCGCGATATCCACGCCACGCACGTGCCGTGACACGTCCACGTCATCCAGCATCAGCGTGCAGTCATGGCCGTGCGGCTGCAGTACCAAGCACAGGGTGGGAACATCAGCATTCATGTGGACTCCTGATGATCAGCCGCACGGCGCTGCTGTGCCGTGTGCAGGGTGGAACCCAGGTATGTGGCCACTGCGCCAGACATCGCACCACCGATGGCCGAAATCATGTTGGCGCTGTGGTCACTGATTGGACCGCCATAGACCGCAGCCACCAGCAGCGCACCGCACCAGCCAGTGGCCAGACCGCACGCCAGGACAAAGGCACAGCGGCCAGCCCATTCACGTGTGTCCGCACGGTGCGGTCGGCTGCGGTTATCTGCGGTCATCTGCGGTGAACAGGTCACGCTGTCCTGTGGTCCGTGCGGCGTCATGGCGCTGACCAGCCGCTGACCGTGGCGTGTCTCCAGACTGAAGGCAGCACCATGGCCGGTGGTACGCTGGCAGAACCAGTGGCCACCCACACGTGAAGCAGAACAGCGGCTGGCCAGCTGAATCCGTGACGGATGTTCTGATTACGTTGTTCACCGTAATGGCTGAATAGTATGGCAATTCATTGGCAATTCTGCGTGTTTTGACTTACCGATGGAATTGCTCAACGTTTTGACGCCGTTTTGGTGCAAAAACGCCTGTAAATCTTTCAAAAACACTGAAAATGTGCGCCGACTAG